AGAACAGATATACCTGAAGAAATAATAGCAGAGATTATATTACTTTGGGAAGACTTAAAAACAGGTAGAGCTAAAGATCAAAGAGCAAAGAAGAAAATGATTGAGATATACAATACGTTATACAATACCAACTATTCAACAGGAACTAATTGTGGTTCTTGTATAGCAGCTTGCTTTGATGGAATAAAAAAGATATATAAAGAATACTCAGGAAACAATTAATCAATAAAGGGTAAGACCTAAAAAGCTTTTAATTTTTCAGACCTGAGTAGTAAAGGGGGGGTGTGGTTACCTCCCCAATACAAACTAAAATAGTAATAATGAATATAATAGTAATATGGCCGAACTAGAAAGAACATACAAAACAATTAAATGGATATTGAAAGATAATATCAAAAAGAATGTCAGAGCTTTGTGGACTTGGAAAGATGACAACTTTACTTGTATCTATGAAAACTATGATGGTGATGATAGAATTTATACTAGCAGCCAACTTTTAAAACTATTAAGCAAATGATAATATTTACAATACTAGGCATCTTAACAGCAATCTTTTTCTTTATAGTTATTCTTATGACTATAATAGAAACAAGAACTAAGAACAGAAGAAAAGAAAAACTCTTTTGGAATATGGAAAACTTAGAAAAAAATAGAAGTTACGATGAAATACAAAAACAAAATGAAAAATAATAGAATACCAAGTTACTACATAGGAAGGAGATACAAGATAGAAGCTCGTAAGGTCATAGAAGACTTTGATTTATCTTACAATCTAGGCACAGCAGTAACTTATTTACTAAGAGCAGATAGGAAGCACGACTCTCCGATTGAGTGCATACAGAAAGCTATTAACCATTTAGAGTTTGAACTTGATAAAATAAAGAGATGACACTATACACTTGCGAATGTGGAAAGACTAAAGAACTATCTAAGGCTACAATAGTTTATAGAGATGGTGCTTGGGTAGCAAAGGAAGCTGAGTGTGAATGTGGTAAGTATATGGATAGTGAACCAACAGAAGGCATACCTACACTTCAAAGAACAGAGCCTAGCCTAAGCAAGAGGAGAGATAACTTATGGGCAGGAGCAAAAGAAAAGCTAGTAGGAGAAAGAGGAATCAATGAATCCTTTGACTAATGAAGTTTGTGATAAAGTGTGATAAAGATAAGCAAAACCTAATAAACTATTTAAAGGAATTAGGGAATGACTATTTAGTAGACGTAAAGAAACAAAGAAACACAAGAAGCAATATGCAGAATAACTATTATTGGAGTTGTATTGTTCAAGTCTTGTCTAATGAACTAGGCTACTTCCCTGATGAGATACACGATCTACTAAAGGTCAAGTTCTCAAGTGAATGGAATAGTATAGAGATAAACGATAGGAATGTAGGAATCCAAGTAGTCAAGTCTACAGCTAGAATGGATAGCAAAGCCTTTGAGATATACGCAGACCAAATAAGAATATGGGCAATAACTGAATTAGGCATAAGACTAATGCTACCAAATGAATACGAGTAATTTCTATTATATAATATGGAAACAGAACAAAAGAGGACACAGGAGGGTAAAAAGAAGCTACTAGCAGCACTAGAGATGTCATTAGGTATAGTAACTGAAGCTTGTGAGAAAGCAGAGATAACAAGAAGCAGACATTACGCTTGGATGCAAAGTGATGAAGAATACAAGAAAGCAGTAGATGATATTGATAGTAAGTTTATTGACTTTGCAGAAACAAGTCTAAAGAAACAAATAAAGGAAGGCAATACAACAGCTACTACTTTCTTCCTAAGAACAAGAGGACGTAAGCGAGGGTATAATGAGAAGCAAGAAATAGACTTAACTTCAGGAAATGAAAGAATTAAAATAAATATAAATCTTGGAGATTAAACCTGACTTATTAGAAATCAATCCTCAATTTACACCTAAACAAAAAGAGTGCTTAAAGTATCTATTTGACGATAAGACTAAAGAGGTTTTATTTGGAGGAGCAGCAGGTGGAGGAAAGTCTTGGGTAGGTTGTAGTTACTTAATTACTATGTGCCTTCAATATCCAAATACTAGATACTTGATGGGAAGGTCAAAGCTAGATGCTTTAAAAAAGACTACACTAAATACATTCTTTGAAGTATGCACCGAGTGGAACTTAAAAGCTATTAAGGACTATACGTTTAATGGCTCAAGTAATGTGATAACCTTTTACAATGGTTCTGAGATAATACTAAAGGACTTGTTCTTATACCCATCAGATAGAAACTTTGATAGTTTAGGTTCATTAGAAATAACAGGAGCTTTCATTGATGAAGCAAATCAAATAACTGAGAAGGCTAAGAACGTAGTAGCATCAAGACTTAGATACAAGCTTGACGAGAATGGCTTAATACCTAAGATGCTTATGACTTGTAATCCTGCAAAGAATTGGGTTTACTCAGAGTATTACAGACCTGCTCAAGACAATACAATAAAACCTTACAGAAAGTTCATTCAGTCTTTAGTGATAGATAATAACTACATCTCTAAGCACTATGAAACTCAGTTATCTCAATTAGATGAATTAAGTAAGCAAAGACTTCTATTTGGAAATTGGGAGTATGACGCAACAGCTGATAGTTTAATAGATTATAACTCAATAATGGGAATGTTCAGTCAGAAAGGAATAACAGGTGAAAAGTATATCAGTTGTGATGTAGCACGATTTGGAAGCGATAAGACAGTTATAATGCTTTGGGAAGGCTTACACCTTAAATATATTAGAACTATCCTTAAATCAGCTGTAAATGATGTTGTGGACGAGATTAAGAAACTACAACAAGAGAATGGAATAAATCTTAGGAATATTATAGTAGATGAGGACGGAGTAGGTGGTGGTGTAAAAGATTACTTAAGATGTCAAGGATTTACAAATAATGCTAGACCGATAAAAGGAGAGAACTATCAGAACCTAAAGACTCAATGCTATTACAAGTTAGCAGACCAAATAAACAAAGGGCAGATAGGTGTAAGTTGTTCAGATGTAAATGTTAAGAATTACATAACTGAGGAGTTAGAACAAGTCAGAACTAAGGACGCAGATAAAGATAATAAACTACAGATAATTCCTAAAGATACTGTTAAATCTATTCTAGGACGTTCTCCTGATTATGCTGATGCTTTAGCTATGAGAATGTTTTACGAGATAGATAGTAACTTTGGACGGTACTATGTGCAGTAAACTAAAAACAACAAATTTCTATTATATAGTGTATGAAAGTTAAAATTAAAAAACAAAACAAAGTAGAATCTTTTAATCTTATTAATAGTTGGTCAGACGTTAATCTGTCTACTTGGTTACAATTAATAGATTTTGAAACAGGTACAAAGACTGAAGAAGCTACTGAAACAATAGCAGCACTATCAGACATTCCTAAGAAGTTAATAAAGGAGTTAGCCTTATCAGATGTTGCAGTTATAATGAGTAAGGTAGGAGAGTTACAACAAAAGCAAGATACAAAGCTTAAAAGGATTATAGAGATTAACGGAGTTGAGTACGGATTCCACCCTGACTTAGATTCTATTAGTTTAGGAGAATACGCAGACATTGAGCAGTTCATCAAGAATGGAATAGACTCAAGTCTTCCTGAATTGATGTCTGTCCTCTATCGTCCTATCAAGTTGAAGAAGAACGACATTTATATAATTGACTCGTATGATGGTGATATTCGGCTCAGAGCTGAAGAAATGAAACAGATGTCAGCGGAACAAGTGCAAAGTGCATTGGTTTTTTTTTACACTTTAGGGAAGGTGTTGTCCGAGATTTTGCCATTATATTTGATGGAGCGGCTGAAGGAAACGAAGACGCAGTAGCTAGTGAAGACTTTGCTTCTAAGTGGGGATGGTTTGGAGTAATGCACAGATTGTGCGGAGAGGACATTAGTAAACTAGAAAGTATTACAAAGCTGAGTCTTTTAGAGTGTTTGACTTGGTTAAGTTATGAAACAGATTTGAACTCACAAAATAAAGTAAAAAGAAATGGTTAATAATAAGACATACAATAACGTAGTAAACACCTTACTTAGATTAGGAGAATATCACGAACAGATAAGCACAACTTCTGTAGGGGATATTTTTGATGTGGATTTATCTAAGGAAACTAAATTTCCACTACTACACCTCAACCCTACAAGTGTAACAACTGGAGATAGTCAGCTAACATACAACTTCCAAATCTTCATAATGGATATGGTAACAGAAAAAGCTAATTGGACTGAGAATAATGCAGACGCTAACTTCCCTAAGTTATATAAGACTCTAAGTAATGAGCAAGATGTTCTTAATGAAACTTTACAAATAGCAACAGACTTTATAGGAATGCTTAGACACAGTTCAAGACAGTCTGCTGAAGGTGTTAATGATATTAATTTTCCTATCTATTTTACACAAGATCAATTTACATTAGAGCCATTCTCAGAAAGGTTTGATAATCTTTGCTGTGGTTTTGTATTTAATATAGGAGTCTTAGTTCAGAACGACTTTCAGACTTGTAATATTCCTGTACAGACAGAAGGAGCAGGGTATTAATGAAATGGAAGTTTAGATGGCTAACAATAGAGATAGGATGGAAAAAATTTAAAATAACAATTAATTTATAAAAATATGGCAGACTTAGTAACAACAATTAGCGAAACGGTAACTTTGAACGGAAGTTTAAGAGGCTCTGTAAACGCATTAACAACAACAGGAATCAATGATGTCTTTGAAAGGATAGTAACCTGTACAGCAAGTGTAGTAACTACTGTAGCAGTCTTTGATACATTACCTTCAACTTCAGCAGGAGCTATTGATGTTGATAGAACTAAATACGTTAGGGTAACAAACTTAGAAACAGCAGTAGATATTGAGTTAGCAGTTCAGACTACTACTTCAAGCTATACTGTAACTATAAGAGCAGGTGGTTCTCACGTTCTATATTCAGGTGATGTAATTGCTTTAGGAGAAGTTGGCGCACCTACTTTCGGAACTATGTTAAACTTAGCTTCATTACAAGTACAACCAACAACAGCAGTAACAGCTAGAGTTGAAGTATTCGTAGGAGTAGAATAGTGAAGACTGACAATATAGAAAGGTATTTAGAAAGCTTTGGTAAGCAGGTTGTTAATCGTTCTAAAGGTAACTTACAAAAAGCAGGCAAGGGCGGTAAGTTAGAAGAATCTATCAAGTTTGAAGTAATAACTACTTCTGATGGTTTTACAGTACAATTCTATATGTCTAGTTATGGTCAATTCGTAGATAAAGGAGTTTCAGGAACACAGACTGAAAGAACCTTTAAAGATTATAAAGGAAAAGTAATTAAAACTCCTTATAGTTACAAGAATAGAAAAGGACACTCACAGCCACCAAGTAGGGCTTTAGACAAGTGGGTAGTAAGAAAAGGAATAGCACCAAGAGATGCAAGCGGAAAGTTTATGAGTAGGAAGTCAATAACATTCTTAATTGCTAGAAGTATAGGTCGCAAAGGAATTCAAGGAATAAGCTTCTTTCAAAAACCTTTAGGTCTTGGATTAAAACAGTTTGGAAAAGACTTACTAGGTAATGTCAAAGAAGATATAATTAATAGTTTAACAATAGTAAAATAATGGCAACACTAATAGAGCAACATCCTTTATATGATACACTACCAGTAGGTCAAGATGTAATTTTTACAGTATCAAATACTTCAGTAGTTTCTTCATATACAAATGTCAAGTTTATAGCTGAAGTTCATATAAGTTCAGGCAGTCCTCCGAATCCATCTACTTCAACAGATATTGTAGGAACATTCAAGACTACTCCAAATAACGCAGGAGTTGGTATGTTTGACTTCAGACCTATTATTGAAAGCTTTGTAAATTCTGACAACTTAGCGAGAAAGGATAGTGCTTATAAGTTAGTCGTTAATACAGAAGGAACAAATGTACCTATCCATTTAATAGATAAATTCTCAGGCAACTTAAATACAATACGTTACTTATTTATAAGGTTTCAAATTGAATACATAGATAATGACCCTGCTAGTTCTACATTCGGTGCTTTAGTAACTACAGATATTAAAGACTCTGACCTATACAATATATTTAATGGTTACTTGAAATATACAGATGTACTAGACTTAGCAAACACTCCTTACACTCAATCTACAGGAAATAATTTTGGTTACCCTATACCTGAAAAATTTACTTTAGTTAATAATGGAGGTAAATTTCTTTCTAATGCACCAACTACTCAATATGCTAATATAGAAGATTATGGAACTATTTCTTTTCTAACTATTCTTAGCATTCCTGCAAAAATTAGATTAATTTATTATGATTCTACAGGAAGTCAAATAGGATTAGAATACGTATCATTTTATGGTTTTAATGGAGGTTATGGAACTTTAATAGCACAAGCAAACAGAAATTTATTTTATTTCGGTTGCTTCCCTGCTAATTTAAGAAATTGGAGTACAGTATTTCAAGGGCTTGTAACAGCAGGAACTATTCAAGGCGGCTACTATACAACAGAACCTTTAACAGCAGGTAATCAGAATTTTGGAACTAAATATACATTCAATGTAAACTGTTCAAATCTTAAAGGATATGAACCTATAAGACTTTGTTGGTTGAATCAATGGGGTACTTGGGATTACTACACTTTCAATATGAAGTCTACTAAAATGATTTCAACTAAAGGAAGTACATACCAACAGCTTGAAGGATCTTGGAATGAATCAGCTTACAGAATAGATAGTTTTAAAGGAGGAAAGAAAGCCTTTAGAGTAAACGCAACAGAAAAGATAAGTATGAATACAGACTTTGTAAGTGAAGCTGAATCTGAATGGTTTG